GACCCACACTATTTCTCAATATATATCCTTGCAAATGGCGGCGAAATCGCCTAATGCGCAAACCGAAGAAACCAGCACTATATGAAATAGGACCATAATTTTTATGTTCCAATATTCCGAAAATAGTTTCTAAGGTTATACACAAACTCAAAAATACAAAAAGTGAGTAAGCATAAACACCATATGAAATGGTTGCCGCTACAAAACCTGATTGTATAGTAGCGCATGAGCACTCACTTTTACCGCACTTATCGCAAGTTCCACATATACACTCTAGACGAGCACAGTGTTCACACATAAATGTAGCACCATACTTACTAGATAAATTAGTTATTGCATCACATCTAGCGTAATACAATTCAATTTCTCCAGCATACCAATCTAAAAATTTATGAATATTCGAAGTTTCAAAAATTTTCACATAATTGGCCGTTACTCTAGAGGTATTAGCAACTTTCTTACCGGGCATAGGTTTTTCTACGACAATATTCCAAAGATCATCGTATCCCACGCCTTCTGGAATTAGATCTCTATCTAACATACCAGGGCTCTTTTTTGATTGATACTCATCCTTAACAGATAAAACAATCGTATACTCAAAACGTCTCTGCACAGCGAAAGGGCAGGAAAACCAATATTGAGCATTAAGATCCTTTGTATTAGTAGATCCAAGAAATAATCTAGGACGAACAGGTACGGTACCCTTGCCCTCGATCTGAGCTTGCTCAGGAATAAAGGCAACGGTATTATTAATCCTAATAATTTCATCTAATGTTTCATCACTAGATGCTTTAGAAGGAAGAGCGACAGCAATATCATCCATAGATATACACCATTGAGCAGTTGTAAAACCGCTCCAATATTTATCTGATACTACTCGCTCATAATGATACTTGTCTTCAAACGACAATGGTTTTCCAATATGTGTACTTATCTTGGCAAAATGCTGAAATAAGATCTTGGAAAAAGACGATTTTCCAATATTAGAAGAACCATAAGTCAATATAGACATGGGTGGAGGTCTGGTGGCTTGCGCCGCCTGAGTTAATTGTAAATTGCGTTGTATCTCACGCAATTCTTTAACTCTATTAACCAATATCTGCTGTTCATATTTCCCCATTAATTCGGGAACAGACATATATCGCATAGCAAGATCAATAGTCTCTTTGAGTTTCATTTCAAACGCTCTAATATTAAAATCTTGTGACGGATTTTTAACAATTTGAGACGCATCAATTAACTCAAGATAATCTTGATTCCACTTCCGAATTTTATCGTCTTTGAACAACAGATGGTTAATATCACCCGTATGCCAATACGCTTTTCCATTTTCTAATGCAAACTCTAACAACTTTAGTAATGAAATTAACATCTCAGAACCAAAGTGAATTGGGTTTTTCGATAAAAGATGAGAGTAATCTCTCACCCGTTTTTCATTAGTTGTAGGATTTACATTTAAAAATGAAAAAGCTGAAAAGGAAATAAGGTATGAAAGCGCTTCACGAATACGAAGAGCTAGCTCAGATTTCCCAACAGCTTCATAACCACTTATGATGTGTCTGATAGTCTCAGAAACACCAGACTGGATAGAAACTCCTGAAAATATCTGTCGCAAAGTTGCAACAAATGAAG